CCCGCTGCCGTGGCAGCCGCACCTGCTCGACGCCATGCTCGCCCGCGATGGACGCGACAAGTATCTGCTGCGCTCGATCGGCATAGCCATCCCGCGACAGAACGGCAAGAGCTGGGACGTTCGCGCCCGCTGCTTCCACGGCGCCCTCAACGGCGAGAAGATTCTGTACACATGCCAGCACGGCGACACCTCAGACCAGATGTTCCAGGAGCTTTCAAGGCCATTCGAGGACGAGGACGAGCCTGAGCTTAACGCCCTGCTGCTCGCCGTGCGCAAGACCAACGGCCAGCAGGCCATCAAGCTCAAGAACGGCGGCCTTATCCGCTTCACCACGCGCACCGACTCGCTGGCGCGAGGCAAGACCTACGACGTGCTCATTTACGACGAAGCACAGGAGCTTACGGCCAAGCAGCAGGCGGCTTCTCTGCCCGCCATCTCGGCAGGGTCGAAGCACAACCCGCAGACGATCTACCTGGGCACGCCGCCAGGCCCCGACAACGTTGGCACGGTGTTCCGCGACCTCCACGAGGACGTTCACAACGGCAGGTCTGAGATGGGATGGATCGAGTGGGGCGCTACAGAGATCGGCGACGTGCACGACGAGTCGCGATGGTTCGAGTACAACCCGTCTCTCGGCACAATCCTCGACATAGAGGCCGTACGCGGCGAGTCCGAGCAGATGCAGCCCGACGTCTTCGCGCGTGAGCGCCTTGGCTGGTGGAGCCCAATCGGAGGAGCCGACTCATACGCGCTTTCGAGCGCCAAGTGGAAGGCGTGCGAGGCGGCGGGGCCGATGCAGGAAGGCAAGCTCGCGTTCGGCGTGAAGTTCTCGCCCGACGGGTCGCGCGTTGCCGTGTCCTGGGCGAAGGCAGAGCGCGGTGCCGGCTCCTACGTCGAGCTTTACGACCTCATGGGCGCTGAGGGCGGCACTGTCGGCATATCCGACATGCTGCTGCGCAACCGCGAGGAGATCGCGTGCGTCTGCATCGACGGAAAGAGCGGAGCGGACGCGCTGAAGCAGCGACTTCTGGACGGCAGGATGCCGAAGTCGGCGATCGTCATGGGCAGCACCGCGATCGTGCAGGCCGCCGCGACGATGCTGGCCGACGAGGTCAACGCCGGGACGACGAGCCACATCGAATCGCCCGCGTTGGACGATTCCGCAACGAAGTCGATCAAGCGCGACATCGGGCGCGACGGCTGGGGCTTCGGCGACGGCCCCGACTCTTCGTCAGCGCCGATCGAGAGCGCATCGCTGGCCCTATGGGCGGCGAGGACAACCAAGAGAGACCCGAGACGTAAACAGGAGGCAAGCTTCTGATGGCAGCAGTGAACATGGAACTAGCCGGACAGGTCGCGGCGGCGGAAGGCCTGCGACACGAGGACAAGGCGCTCGTGCGCGAGCTTATGGACACGTGGCGCACCCACCGATCCCGCAACATGTTGCGGGAGGACTACTACCTCGGACACGTCGGCGTCAAAGACCTAGGCATCGCCATGCCGAAAGCCCTCGCCAAGAAGATCAACCCGCGCGTTGACTGGCCCAAGAAGGCGGTGCACGCCCTGGCAGATCGCTCGGTGTTCAACGGCTTCACTGCCGACGACGATGCCGTTACCATGCGGCTGCGCGACATATGTGCCGACAACCAGCTCGAAGCTCTCTACCGCAAGAACCTTATCGGTGAGCTGAAGCACTGCTGCGGCTTCTGGACTGTCACGGACGGCGGCGGCAAGCCAATCATCTCCGCGTACCCAGCAACCGCAGCGGCGGCAATCTGGGATGACGCGCAGAAGCGCATCAAGGCCGGTCTCGTTGTGGCCGAGTCGAAGAAGATGCCAGGTGACACCGAGCGCGTGCCGACCGTCGTGCACCTGCTCACAGAAGACGCGCTGGTGGTGCTTACGCGCGGCAGCGGCCACTGGGTGGCCGACTACATGGAGCATGGCATGGGTCGCTGTCTCATGGAGCCTATGCCCTACGATGCCACGCTTGAGCGACCGTTCGGCTCCTCGCGCATCAGCCGTTCGGTCATGAGCATCACAGACGACGCCATACGCCAACGCGCCCGCATGGAGGTGGCGTCTGAGGCCGCGACGCTGCCGCAGACCTGGCTGCTCGGCACATACAAGAAGATGATCAACGGGCAGAACAAGTACGACGCGTCGATGGGGGCGGTCAACGAGATCACCAAAGACCCTGACGGAGACTCGCCGACCGTGTGGCAGTCGGCCCAGTTGCAGATGGCGCCGCTCACCGAGTACCTGCGCCAGCTAGCATGCCAAATGTCGGCGGTCACCAATGTTCCGGTGTCTTTCTTCGGCGTGAGCAACGACAACCCATCCTCTTCGGATGCCATCGCTGCATCGCTCGAACCGCTCGTGATCGATGCGAAGAACCTCAACCGCGAGAATGGCAACGCTTTGCGCAACGTGGCCTACATGGCGCTCGCTGTGGCGAACGGCACGGATTACGAGACCGAGCGCGATGCCGGCTACAACCTCAACCCGCGCTTCATGTCCCCGGCCTACCCGTCAATCGTGAGCCTGTCCGACGCCGCGTTGAAGCAGGTGCAGGGTCTGCCGAAGCTCGCCAACTCCGACGTGATGCTCGAAATGCTCGACTACACAGACGAGCAGATCCAGCGCATCAACAGCGACAACAAGAAGGCACAGGCGAGCGCTGCCGTGGCCTCGCTGTTCGAGCCGAAGGAGGGCGAGGATGGCGGAGATACCTCGCAGCCTGCTTAACGAGCTTACGGACGAGATCAACGCGCTATCTGGAATGGCGCAGCGCCAAGCCGGCGACGCGCTCACCCGCTTGGTGGCCGACTGGGAGGCGAGCGGGAACGGCGACATAGCGGCGCTGCGAGAGGCGGCCTACGAGGTGATCGAGACGGCTTGCGGCTACTACGCCGACACCGTTGCGGCTGGCCGCGCCGCCGAGTTCTACGACGCCGTGCGCAAGGCGCAGGAAGCGCCCGGAAAGTACGCCGCCGTCGCCGAGTCGCTGCGCGACCCCCAGGCGACGTACGGCTCGGTGAAGGCGTTCATGGCAAGCGTGGTGAAGCAGGGAGCCACCGACATGTTCGTTGCCGCGTGCGTTCGCCGCCTCGACGCAGAGATCCGCAAGGCCGCGAACATGTGCGTGGCGCACAACGTCTCCAAAGACCCGGCGAAACCGAGGTACGCACGCGTGCCGTCTGGCGAGACGTGCGGTTTCTGCCTCATGCTCTCCTCGTTCGGCTTCAACTACAAGACAAAGGAGGCCGCAAGCCACTCGCACCCAAAGTGCGACTGCCGCGTCGTGCCGAGCTTCGGCAAGGGATCAAAGGTCAAGGGCTACGACCCCGACGGCATGTACGACAGGTTCAACGAGTGCCTTGACACATTGGGCGGTCGCAACGGGCTGTGGGCGGAATGGGACGCCATGCCCGACGCGGAGCGAGAGGCGTACATCAAGGCCCACGGAAACAAGGCCGGCAAGGCTTTCGACAAGTACGTGAACAAGCGCATGGTCGAGGAGATCGAACTGCGCGATCCGAAGTGGTACGCATCGGGAGAACATTCCGGCATCGAGTTTACGGACTCCGCCGTGAAAGGCGAGAAGCTAAAGCGCTGGAAGAAAGACCCCGGCAAAAGAATTACCGCCGAGAAGTTGAACGCGCTTGGCTATAAGGCGGAGTTCTGGGAAGACGAATCGCATCTGACAGCACCGAACTCCGATGGGAAGACAACGATTAGCCGAGCGGATTTATCAACGGGTATCGAAATCAAGACGATCTACGGAGCTGGGTCTGAGAACACGTTCAAGTCTCACATCAAGTCAATACCCGGCAAGAATGGCGTGAAGCTCACCGTCGTCGACGTGAGCGAGAACGAAAAGGTGACGGACGAGCAGGCGATAAAGTGGATCAGCAAGTACATGGCCCGCTATCACATCAGCGAGGTTAGGATGCTCGGGCACGATGGGAAACTCCTGCGAATAAAGAAATAGCCAGCGGCTGCATGTCTCTATAGGTGAGTCAAACAACCCGCTGGCTAACCAGATTATAACCGCAAAAAACAGCAAGGGCCACCTACAGGTGGCCTTTTTCATGCCGAATCTCACGCTCATAAGAAACTGTCGCGGACGGGCCGCACGGCCCAACTGATGACCGTTGAGCAGCCGCACGGCAGCTCAGGCGTGCCGCACGGCACGGGAAAGGACGCGACATGGCAGAAGCAAACGAACCCACGCAAGTGCCGGGAGCAGAAGGCGGAGATGGCGCCAACCAGGAGCCGCCCGTCGACTACAAGGCGCTGTACGAGGCCGAGAAGAAGCACTCGCGCGAGTGGGAGAAGAAGGCGAAGGCCAACAGAACCGCAGCAGCGGCGCTTGAGGAGGCCAACAACGCGAACAAGACCGCCGAAGACCAGATCGCCGACCTCAAGAAGAGGCTCGACGACAAGGAGAAGGAAGAGAAGCGGTCGAAGATCGCGGCCAAGGTCGCGCAGGAGAAGGGCGTGCCGGCGAGCCTGATCGTCGGCGACGACGAGGAAAGCATGTCCAAGTGGGCAGACGACATGCTCGCCGCGTTCAAAAAGCCGCCCGCGCCCAAGGTCGAGAAGCCAGGAAGCTTCCCGAAGCCGAGCGACGGCGACAAATCTGAGCTGCGCGACTTCACGCGCCAGCTCCTCGGTAACAACTAGAGACAAGTAAGGAGCCGAAATGGCTAACGACACCAGCAAGGTCAAGCTCCCGCACAAGGTAGTGACCTCCATCATCAACAAGGCAAAGGACACCTCCACCATCGCGGCGCTGTCCCCCAGCACCCCGCAGACGTTCTCCGACACCACCTACATCGTGTTCAACCCGACAACCGAGGCCGAGGTAGTTGCGGAGGGCGCGAAGAAGAGCGGTTCCGAGGTCTCCACCACGCCGATCGTCGCAAAGCGCGTGAAGGTAGTCACGACCACACGCGTCTCCGACGAGCTGCGCTGGGCCGACGAGGACAACCAGCTTGAGATCGTGACCAACATCATCGCCGACCAGACCGCCGCGATCGGCCGAGCGCTCGACTACGTGGTCTACCACGCCGTGTCCCCCAAGACGGGCACCGCGCTCGATGGCTACACCGCGCTCACCGCAGTGGCCAACGCCGTAACCGCCTCGGCATCCGCAGTCGACGACATCGACGCGCTGGCCGACGCGCTTATCGACTACGACATCAACGGTTTCGCGCTCTCCCGCAAGTTCGCCGCAGACCTCCGCAAGCTGCGCATTCCCGCCACCGGCCAGCGCCTCTACCCGGAGATCCCGCTGTCCCTCAACGTCGGCAACATCGACGGCATCCCCGCCGCGACCTCTGGCACCGTCAACGGTCGCCGCTGCAAGATCGACCCGAAGGTGGCGGGCATCATGGGCGACTTCTCCACCATCAAGTGGGGCATGGTGCGCGACATGACCTCCGAGATCATCGAGTACGGCGACCCCGACAACACCGGTCAGGACCTGAAGGGATACAACCAGGTCGCGTACCGCACCGAGGCAGTCCTTGCCTACGCGGTTCTCGACCCCAAGGCCTTCGCCATCCTGAAGACGGCCTAGGGGGCGGTAACCATGGCGAACCTTGTGCAGAAGTTCATCGTCGAGGATGCATCCAAGGCATCCCCGATCCTCCCGCAGCACGTCTGCTTCGTGACCGCCGACGGCGAGCCTGTCGGCATCTCCAAACAGGCCGCAAACCCTGGTGCGAACCCGACCATCGCCAAGGTGGTCAAGTGCCTCGTCGACGCTGGCGTGATGGCCGCGACCTCCGAGGCATCCGAGCAGAAGGCCGGCGAGAATGCCGCGAAGCCGGTTGACTCCGGCAAGGCCGAAGAGCCTGCCAGCGAGGAGTAGGCGCATGGAGCCGCTAGCGACCATCGAAGACTATAGGGCGAGGTACGGCGACCCGACTGACGAGGCACGCGCCGCGACCCTGCTCTCAGACGCGTCAGACCTGCTCATGAGCGCTTACGAATCAAACGTGGGCGACTACGAGCGCGGCAAGGTAGCCGCCTTCGACCAATCTGCCGCAGCGGTGTGCTGCCTCGTGGTCAACAGGGTCTTGTCTGCGCCAGCAGCTCTGGCGGGTGCCATGCAGTACAGCCAGGGCGCAGGCGGCTACACGGCCAGCGTGTCGTACGGGTCTGCCCTCGGCGAAATGTACCTGGGAAAGACGGAGCTGAAGCGCCTCGGGCTGCTCGACCAGCGCATCGGGGCGCTCCAACCGGTTGGGAGTGATGCCGAATGGGACTCATAAGCACCGAATCGGTGACGGTCACAACACCAGTGGTCGACTTCGATTCGCTCGGCGAGCCTATCGAGCGCGGCAGCGTGAACACCGCCATAGAGGGCGTGGTCGTGTGCCCGGGGGCCACGTCGGAACTCGACGCATCGCGCCCCGATGGCACTGAGGTCGCCTACACGCTGTGTTTCCCCAAGAGCTTCACCGCATCGCTCAAGGGGTGCCGCGTGAACGTTCGAGGCACCGAGTACCGCGTCATAGGCGACCCGCAGCGCTACGACCCGGAAAACACCCCAGGCGATTGGAACCTCACCGTGGAAGTGGGGCGCACCGATGGCTAAGTGCAAGGTGAAGTTCGAGTGGAAGGGCTGGAAGCGCGGCGGCTATGCCGAGGTTATGAACTCAGGCGCGGTGCAAACGCTTCTTAAGAAGAAGGCAGACGCCGCAGCGGCATCGTGCAACTCGTCCTTCTCCCGGCACCCCGGCGAGGGTGCCGGCTACATAGTCCGCAAGTTCAAGGGCAAGCTCGCAAACGGCTTCGTGGTTACCACGGCGACTCCGCACGCCCATGCGAGCGAGCGCAAGCACAACCGCCTCAGATCCATGTTCGGAGGCGGTGAGTGATGGACGTGGAGCGCATGGTGGCGCAGCGGCTCATGGACGAGACCGGCATCGAGGCCGTGCTCGACGTACCAGCTGACAGGCCCAGCGAGTTCATATCGGTGTCGCAGACCGGATCTAGCCGCAGCGGCTGCATCAACCGTGTGCAGCTCGTGGCGCAGTCATGGGCGAAGACCCGCAGACGCGCCGCAGAGATCGCCGAAGCCGTGGAGCACGCAGTGCCGAGTCTCATGGACGAGGAGTGCGTGTTCGAGGCCACGTGCGGAGACACGTACCGCTGGGACGACCCAGACAGCCGCCAGCGCCGATACCAGACCAACGTAAACGTAACCATTTGCGAATAGGAGCCGACATGGCACTTTTCAAGAAAAACGAGACCAAGAACGTCTCGTCCACCAAGGGCGTGAAGGGCGGATACATCTTCGTGGCTCCGGCCGGCACCACCCTCCCCACAGACATCAAGACCAATCTCGCCGAAGCCTTCCTCAATCTCGGCTTCATCTCCGAGGACGGCTACACCGAGTCCGAGGAGACCGACGCCAACGAGCTGAAGGATATGAACGGCGACCTCATGGACTCCGCCACGACCTCGCGCGTGGAGTCTGCGAAGCTCACGCTCGCGGAGATCAAGGCGCAAACACTCAAGGTCATGTATGGCGCCGAAAACGTGACCGACCTCGATGGCGTTATCACCGTCGAGCACAACGGCAACAAGGACGAGGCGTGGTCGATCGTGCTCGAACTCGTGCTCAAGAACGGTCGCCGCTGGCGCAAGGTCGTGCCCTCCGCCAAGTTATCCGAGCTTGACGACCTCAAGCTCGCGGTGAGCGAGATCGCCGGGCGTCAGATCACGCTCAAGTACCTGGTCGATAGCGACGGAAACACCTGCTACGACTACATCGAGTCGACCGAAACCGCCAGCGCCTAGGAGGAATGCAGATGACCGAGATCAAGTTTTCCGTCGACGGCGTTGACGGCGAGTTCGCCGCAGACCTCGACGAGTTGAAGTCCTACAAGACTGTGAAGCAGTTCGCCCGAAGCGAAACCGACCCGGCGGGGATGATGGACGCCATGGAGCGCATCTTCATGGGCCGCGACGAGGAGTACATCGAAGCGCTCGGAGGCACCTCCTACGACATGCGCCGCCTGTGCGACGCGGCATTCGAGGCTGCAAAGGCAAAAAACTAATAGGCTTCGCCAGCGACCTCGAGAACAGGCGCGGCGAAGCGATAGCAGACTTCCAGCAGTTCTACGGCATAGCCCTGCCATTGGATGGAGCGCCCGAAGACCTCGATCGGATGGCGCTTCTCTGGCAGCACCTCCCCGACAACTCGCGCCTCGCCAAGGCGCAGTACCCGCAACTCAGGTGGAGCACGACCGACTACATGCTCTGGCGTATCGAGCACCAGCTTCGGTGCATCGCCTGGGGCATGGCCGACAAGAAGGACAGGAGCGCGGAGCCTCCCGAGCCTATCAAGACGCCGGCGCAGCTCGTAGAGCTTGAGCGCCACCGCGCGAACGCGCTGGAAGCCAAGGAAGAGATAGACAAGATCCTGGGGATAGGAGGGGAAGATGGCGACTAGTGTCGGGTCGGCCTATGTGTCCTTGATGCCGTCGATGGATGGCTTCGCGAGCAAAATCGGCAAGGAGTTCGGCAGCCAGGGCAACGCCGCAGGCAAGGCCTTCGGCGACTCCATGACCGTCGGCATCGACGGCGGGGCCAAGAAGTCCTCGGGCATCCTGACAGGGCTTGGAACCGTAGCCAAGGGCGTCGCCACTGCGGCGGTGGCCGGGTTCACAGCGCTCACAGGGGCCGTGACCGCGATTGGCGGCGCGGCCCTTTCCGCATATGCAGACTACGAACAGCTGGTTGGCGGCGTCGACACCCTGTTCGGCTCCGCGTCGCAGACACTGCAAGGTTATGCCGCAGAGGCATACAAGACATGCGGAATGTCCGCCAACCAGTACATGACGCAGGCCACGAGCTTCGCGGCCTCGCTCGTCTCGTCGTGCAGCGGCGATGTCGCCAAGGCGGCTGACTACGCGAACATGGCCATGGGCGACATGTCGGACAACGTGAACAAGATGGGTTCCGACATGACAGACGTGCAGAACGCTTACCAAGGCTTTGCGAAGCAGAACTACACGATGTTGGACAACTTGAAGCTCGGCTACGGCGGCACGCAGGCTGAGATGAAGCGCCTTATCGCCGATGCCAACAAGCTGCGCCAGGAGCAGGGCAAGAACGCCGACCTCACGATCGACAGCTATGCCGATGTGGTCGAGGCCATCCATACCGTGCAGGAGAACATGGGCATCACCGGCACCACCGCCAAGGAGGCCGCTACCACGATCAGCGGCTCCATCGGCATGGCGAAGGCCGCGTGGGAGAACTTCATCACCGGACTCGGGCGCGACGACGTCGACTTCTCGCAGCTCACGCAGCAGCTGCTTGAGTCGATCGGCGCGGTAGCTACGAACGTGGCTCCGAGGGTTGCGCAGATCGGCAAGGGAATCGTCGAGGCGTTCCCGGTTGTGCTGTCTGGCCTTGGCCCAGTCCTTGGCCCAGTGCTCTCGGAAGCGCTCGCGACTGCTTGGAACATCGCCGTAGGAGCCTTGGCTGAGCTTGGCATACAGCTGCCGACAGTCGACGCTTCCCAGATAACGGGGGCGTTCCAAGCGATCGCCGACGCTGCGGCATCCGTCGTAGGCACGTGCAAGTCCGCTTTCGGGAAGCTTGGCGAGCAGATACCGGGCATCTGGGACACCATCGTCTCGACTATTGGCGGAGCCGTGACGACGATCATCTCGGCGGTGTCGCCGTTCGTGACGTACTTTGCATCGCAGATGCTGCCCGCCATCGCGTCATTTGCATCTGGCGCAGTCGGCGCGTTCAGCGCCGTGCGGCCTGTCATAGAGCAGCTTGGCTCGACGCTGCTGAACGTCGGTCAGGCCATCCTGCCCGTGCTACACAACGCCTTCGCGATGATCGTCCCGATCATTTCGCAGGTCATCGGCGTCGCCATGCAGCTTTTCGCTGCGGTAAGCCCGCTCGTGTCGCAGGTGGGCGCTGCGCTCATGCCGGCAATCACGTCTATCGGCACGGCGCTCGCAAACCTCGCCAACGCCGTGCTGCCGATATTGGCTAGCGGCATGCAGATAGTGCTCTCCGTGGCTCAGATGCTCATACCGGTAATCCAGACAGTGCTGTCTGTAGTTGGTTCAATCGTGTCCGTCGTGATAACGGTGGCAAGCCAGGTGATCTCGGTCGTGGTAAACGCCGCATCCGTCGTAGCCTCGGCCATTGGCCTCGTCATGTCGGTCGTGAGCGGCCTCGTGACTGCGGTTACCACGTTCATCGGCTCGATCGTATCCGTTGTCGGCGGCGGGATAGCTACCGTGGTCGCCGCCGTTTCAGGCGGTGTGAACGCGGTAGTGGCGTTCGTCGGCTCGCTGGTGTCCTCAGCGCTCTCGCTCGTGTCCGGCCTCGTCTCCTCGATCGCCGGGTACTTCTCGACCATGGTGTCTACGATGGCGAACGCGGCGCAGCAGGTGTACGCGGCAGTGACGGGTGCCTTCTCGGCGCTCGTCGGCGCTGTGTCTGGCCATATCGGGAGCCTCATGAACACCATTTCCAGCATCCCCGGCCAGGTAATGGGCTTCTTCGCAGGCGCTGGGTCGTGGCTCGTCGGTTCCGGTCGCGCGTTGATCAACGGCTTCACGCAGGGCATCCAGAACGCAATCGGCGGCGCCCTTTCCGCCGTGTCCGGCGCCGTCTCGCAGATCCGCTCGTTCTTCCCGTTCTCGCCCGCAAAGCGCGGCCCATTCAGCGGCCACGGTTATACAACCTACTCGGGCAAGGCGCTCATGGAGGGATGGGCCGAGGGCATCGGCAGCGGCACGGGGGCGGTCAACTCCGCCATCACGTCGGCGCTAGCCTCCGCGAGCTCGCTTATCGGCTCC